TATCCAGATCGGGAAGCGAATCTTCTGGAATGTCGAAAAGATCAAAAGCTACATCAACTCTATTTCTGTATAGGAGACTGCCGTATGAACACTTACCTGACCATCATGGTGACGGTCTTAGTTCTTACTCAGATTGTCCGTATCGTTCAGAACACCATCCAGCTTCGCCGGCAGTATAAGCTGTTTCAGGCTCAACTCGGACAGCTGGATGACATCACCCAAGAGGATCTTGATATGCAACGCAGGGCATATCGTTTGATTGTGGACTACTTAGAACGCCATGAAAAGTAATACCGTTTGGAGAACCATTTTCTTCTGTATCAAACGGAAGCATCCAGACTGGAGTAACAAGCGTATTACCGCTTGCACCAGATACGCATACAGGAGGAGCTAACTACAATGTCTGAATACATTAAGAAAGATCCGCTAATCGAAATCGCAGAGTAGCAAGGCCATGTGACCATTGATGACATCATCAATGAGCCTCCTGTCAATGTCGCCCCGATACAATACGGCCAGTGGATTTTGCGTGGCCGTAAGATCTTGTGCAGTAAATGCAGAGCCGTATTTGAGGAACTAAAAGAAGAGGAGCTGTTCGAGGTTAAGGCAGACTTGCCATACCTATGTGAGATTGAGAAGTTCTGTTTTAACTGTGGAGCAAGAATAGTAAAGGAGATCGAAAAGCAATGACCAAAAAAGAAGCCATTCATTTCCTCTATCAAATTGCCGATGAGATACAGTCATTTCTTGACAAAACCTCGTCCTCCAAAAGGCAATGGACTTCTCACAAACGCCTCGAAGCATTAAGTATGGCAATTTCCGCCTTATACGATCTGTCCCAAGCCGAAGAAGACAGTAGGCTAATCATCCCGCCTTGTAAAGTAGGAGATACGGTATGGGTTATCACTGGCACAACAATAAAACTCTGTACCGTAGATCGCATTCATATTTTGGGAAACGGGCAAATGCAAATAAGGGCGAAATGCTTTGTCACAGATAATATCTACCTGTATCCCGATATGTTTGAGAAAACTGTGTTTCTAACTTGCGCCGAAGCGGAAGCTGCCATAGAAGCACGGAAAGGAGACAAAGAGTAAGATGAACTTTAAGCAGTTTGTCCGGTGGATGTTGGTTTGCTTTGTTCAAACTCATATCAGATATTGCCAGGAATGCCTTGGCAGTAATGGGCACTGCCAAGAGTGTAACGACTGGCACCATTTGTTCCGCAGAGACTGGCAACGGACGTATTGGAGAAGGAGGTTCTGACCATGAGCAATAACGCGAACTGCATCACTTGTAGGCACAAAAAGGACTTCTTAGTTCCGTGCGATTGGCTGAAAAACCAAAGAGCAGTGATTATGCCGCCCTGCCCAAGATACGAATCCGAAGAGGAGGATACCGATGCCCGAATTAAACTTAAAGCCATTACCTTGCCCATTTTGCGGCAGCACAAAGCTGAAAGTAGATCAGAAAGCAAGCAGTAATACGAAGTGGAACCCCGAAACAGGGAGATGCGATAAACTGGTCGTCGTTACAGTTCGTTGCAACAAATGCCACACGAGAGGCCCGACAGTCTCTATGTACGCAGGGTGGTATGATCGGCCTGTCCAGACTTTGAATAATGCTGCTATCGAAGCCTGGAATCGCCGCGCCATAGAAGAGAAGCAAATTGATGTAGTCTTTTGCCGGGAGTGCAAGCTACAAGGCAACTGTTTCACAGAAGATCATTTTAGTTTTGCTGGGATTAAAGATCCGTTCTGCTGTGTAGGAAAGCGGAAAGAAGGTGCCGACAATGAGCATTAACGACGCAATCTGGCTTGGATTTACCTTGCCTAATTTGAAACCGTGCTATGGGAAGTGCAATCTTTGCATTTGGAAATACAACGGCGGATGCTCTGAATGGAACGGGTGGGGCACTAATTAGAAAATGCAAAAAAAAGAGCGTAGGTGAAAACCCTACGCTCTTATAGCTTTAGACTTCTTCACCGTTATCATTACTAATGAACCGGCCTTCAAAATGACAATCCATAGCGTCGGCAATTTCTATCAATTCTCTCTCGCTGAAATTGTCTCGCTTCAACTTGCCGCTGAGATTTTGAGAGGTACATCCGAGTCGAGAGGATAACTCTTTCAGGTTCATATTACGCTTGATCAGTGCGATCCGAATTTTCTCAGCCATTGGCATAATAGCACCTCCCAACTTTTAATTTCATTGTAAACCGAACAACTACGAAAATCAATAGAAAATTTCAAGAGTAAGTAAATGATGATTTTCTTCTTGACACAGGTAATCACTCAAGATATTATGTAACTGGAGAATTACCACCCATACAAAAGCAAGGAGGAGATAGTATGGCTGGATTAAAACGAACGGACAACAAAGGCCGTATCCTTAAAGACGGCGAGTCCCAGAGAAAAGACGGGTCGTACCGATATCGTTACACTGATGCTGACGGCATCCGTCATGACGTGTATAGTAAGCGGCTCGTTCCCACCGACCGCGTTCCTCCGGGCTGTAAAGATGACCTTAGTCTGAGAGAAAAGGAACGCAAAATCAACCGTGATCTGGAAGACGGTATCAAGGCTGCGGTCGAAAACAAGGCTACGCTCAATGATCTGTTCGAGCTGTATATGGCAAACAAGCCCGAGCTGAAAGATACCACTCGTAGCAATTACCTCTATATGTATAACAAGTATGTGAGGAATGATATTGGCAAGAAAAAGATAGCCAGTATCAAATATTCAGATGTCAAGGCTTTCTATAACAAGCTCATCAAAGAGAAGGGCTTTAAGCCTAACTCTATGGAAATTATTCACACCATCATTCACCCCGTATTTACTCTGGCCGTCCGTGATAACTACATCCGTATCAACCCGGCTACCGGAGCAATGGCGGAAATCAAAAAGAGCCACAACTGGGAGAAGCCAAAGCGTCACGCGCTGACCATCGCAGAGCAGACGGCATTTATTGACTATATGAGGAATCACAAGGTTTATAATCATTGGCTCCCCTTGTTCACTGTCTTGCTTGGTACTG